CTGCGGCTTGTGATTTGAAGTCGACTGATGATGTTGTCATTCCGCCTGGATCTAGGGTTGTTGTCGGCACCGGGATTAAACTTGAAATTCCAAATGGATTTGGTGCAATGGTTTGCTCTCGTTCAGGTTTAGCGGCAAAGAATGGTATCCAAGTGCTAAATGCACCAGGAATTGTTGATTGCTTTTCAGAAGAAAGCGTTATTTCGACTGTCTCAGGTAGAAAAAAGGTTCATGATATTTCAATAAACGAAGCTATTTTTTCTTTCAATGAATCTACTCTAGAAATTGAAAAAGATATTGTGACGGCTGTTGTTGACGTAGGGGTTAAAGATGTTATTGTTTTTACTTTAGAGAACGGACAAAAATTATCTGTAACTCCTGGAACTATTGTTTATACAGCTAATGGTCCAAAAAAAGCAAGAGATATCACTGAAACAGATCAAATAGCTTTTGATCACGATATTGTCTGCAGAAATTTGGACGATTGAAAATTCAGCATCTTATAGATTATGTTGGTCAATAGATGAAGCAAAATTTGTAATAAAAGAAATTTATGAAATTTTTGAAAATTCAAAAAATTGAAACAGACAAAAAACGTTGTTACGATTTAACGGTTGAAAATAATCACAACTTTTTTTGCAATGGTTCTTTGATTCATAATTGTGATTACCGCGGGGAGGTGAAGGTCATTCTTCATAATGCAGGTAAGGAAGAATTTATTGTTAAAAAAGGCGATAGGATTGCACAACTTTTATTTTTCCCTATTTTTCAAGCCATCTTTCAAAAAACTAAGGTGGTTGCAGAAACACCGCGAGGAGAAGGTGGATTTGGAAGTACAGGGGTTTAAGCTTGAATTTTGAACATCCGATCTTGATTGTCGATGCCCAAAATTTATTTTTAAGAAGTTGGGCAGCGTATCCGACAATGAATAAAAATGGAGAGCCGATGGGCGGATGCATCGGCTTTCTAAAATCTCTTCAACGTATTTGCCGTGAGATTCAACCTTCCAAGGTATATGTCGCGTGGGAAGGTGGAGGTTCTCAAAGAAGAAGAAATCTGTATTCTGAATATAAACTAGGTCGGCGACCAGAAAAGTTGAATAGATTTTACGGAGATGATATACCTGACTCTGAAGAGAATAGAAAACATCAGTTGATAACTCTTCTAAACATGCTAAAGTCAATACCTGTATGTCAAATCTATGTTTCTGATTGTGAAGGTGATGATGTAATCGCTCATCTGTGTACTGGTCCTTTTAGAAATGAATGCAAAATCATTGTTTCATCCGACAAAGACATGTATCAACTATTAGATGACAAGACAAGGATTTATAGTTTGCATAAGAAAAAAGTTGTAAATGCAGATGATATTTTTAAAGAGTATAGAATAAAAACGCATAATTTTGCGATTGCGAAAGCAATTTGTGGAGATCCTGGTGACAACGTTCCTGGTGTGAAAGGAATTGGATTCAAAAAGGTTTCTTCAAAAATACCGATTTTATCAGGAGATCAAGAACTAATTTTGCAGGAAGTATTTGACTTTTGTCAATCCAGAATTGACGAGTCTATTATTTATCGACGAATCGTAGAAAGCGCACAAGACGTAAAGAGAAATTGGAAATTGGTTCATCTTGATGGAAGTATGTTATCTGCAGACCAAGTTTCAAAGGTGCAACACATGGTCAATACATTCAATCCTCATATCAATAGGATGGGGTTAATTCGAATGTTGCTCAAAGAAGGAATTGAAGACTTCGATATAGAAGGATTCTACTACGATTTAAAATGTGTGACCTTGTCTAATAACGCAACCGGAGATTGAAATGTCTGATAATGATAATAAAACAATGACGAAGGTGTCATTCGGCACCTACGGAAAATCCTTCCAAGAAAAGATCGGTCAAGCATTATTGACAGATCAAAAATGGGCCGAACAAATGATGGAGGTATTCGATTCTTCGTATTTTGAATTAAAGTATCTTCAATTCCTTGCAGATCGTTATTTCGCATATTCAAAGAAGTATAAAGTTTTTCCAACCTTACAACTTCTTGCTACAATTATTAAAGAAGACTTAAAAGTAGGAACAGACGTAATTTTGCGTGATCAAATTATCGATTATCTTCAACGTATGAAAGCAAATCCAGATCCAGGCGATTTGCAATTTGTCAAAGATAAGTCATTAGATTTTTGTCGCAAACAAGCTCTTAAAGCTGCGTTAGAAGGCGCAGTCGATCAGATGCAAGCTGAAAAGTATGAATCCATCGTTGAATCTATTAGGAAGGCTGTTCAAGTCGGTACTGCACCATCAGTTGGTCACGATTTCTTCAATGAGATGGATGCAAGATTTACTCGACTAAAACGTGACACAATCCCGACAGGAATACAAGAATTAGATAAAAAAGAATTACTAAATGGTGGTTCTGGAAAAGGTGAACTCCTTTGTGTCGTTGGTGGTTCGGGTTCTGGTAAGTCTCATTGGCTTACGATGATCGGTGCCAACGCCCTCCGGCATGGCAGGAATGTTCTTCACTATACGTTTGAGCTTTCTGAGACAGCAGTAGGAATTCGTTATGATTCTAATCTTTGTGATATGGATTCAAATGAAGTGATGGATCGTAAGGAAGAAGTGAAAAAATTCTATGATGAAACCAAAGGTTTAGGAAGATTATTTATCAAGGAATATCCTACAAATACTGCATCAATCTTCACGATTCGATCACACATTGAAAGGTTGGATTTAAAAGGATTCAAACCTGATATCATCATCATTGATTACGCTGATATTATGAGATCTACTAGACAATTTGATTCATTACGACATGAATTGAAACTTGTTTATGAGGAGTTGCGTGGGGTGGCGATGGAGTATGGTATCCCGATTTGGACTGCATCACAGTCTAATAAGGAAGGTGCTAACGCAGAAGTAATCGACATGACAAATATGTCTGAAGCATACGGTAAGGCAATGATCTGCGATTTCATCATTTCGGTTTCTCGCCGCTCTCATGAGAAAGCTACTGGATGGGGTCGTCTCTATGTTGCCAAAAATCGTGCAGGCCGTGATGGATTGGTTTTCCCGGCAAAAATCAACACGGCAAGAAGCAAGTTTGAAATCGTCGGCACGGCTGACACACTAGAAATAGCAGCCTTATCAGATGATGATGTACAGAAAAGAGCATTACGTGCAAAATGGCGCGAACTAAAGAATGAATTTCCTTCTCAAAAACCGAGCAGCTTAGAAGCTAAAGTTATATAATTAAACTTCCCCAACAAGAGATCCACATGATATACACAAGAGATGAAGCACACAAAGCATCCCTCAAGTACTTTAACAATGATGAACTTGCCGCGTCAGTGTTTGTTTCAAAATATGCTCTACGAAATTCAAAAGATGAACTTCTTGAGTTAACCCCTTCAGATATGCACCGCAGATTAGCCCGTGAGTTTGCTCGTATCGAGGCCAAGTATCCTAACCCTATGTCTGAGAAAGAAATCTTTTGTCTCCTTGCAGATGTAGAACATATTGACATTTCGCAGAGAGCCGTGATGTCTCTTGAAGAACTGGCTAAAGAATCACGTGGCCTTGGACCTATCGTTCCTCAAGGTTCGCCGATGTCTGCAATTGGAAACGACTATAAATTACAATCGTTGTCTAACTGTTTCGTGATCGATTCACCACAAGATTCTTATGGTGGAATTCTATTTGCTGATCAAGAACAGGCTCAAATCATGAAGCGACGAGGCGGCGTTGGTTTCGACATCTCAACAATTCGCCCTAAAGGATTAAGTACAGCAAATGCGGCTGGCACCACAGATGGAATCGGCGTCTTTATGGAAAGATTTTCAAACACTTGCCGTGAGGTCGCGCAAGGCGGAAGACGCGGAGCTCTGATGCAGACTATATCAGTTGTCCACCCAGAAATTGAGACTTTCATCAACATCAAGCGCGATTTGAAAAAGGTGACAGGAGCGAATATCTCAATTCGTCTCACTGATGAGTTTATGCAGGCAGTTAAAGATGATACATCTTTTACATTGCAATGGCCCGTGGATGTGCCGCTTGAACAGGCCAAGGTCACCAAGCAAGTCAAGGCCAAGCAAATTTGGGATCAAATCATCGATGCCGCGTGGAACTCAGCAGAACCAGGCCTGCTTTTCTGGGACACAGTAAAGAAGCGTACTCCAACCGAAGCTTATGCGTCTGTAGGTTATGGAAATGTTTCAACAAATCCTTGTGCCGAGCTCGTTCTTAGCCCTTACGATTCTTGTAGGTTGCTTCTCGTTAATGTCTATAAATTCGTAAAAAATCCTTTTACATCTGCAGCTGCTTTTGACAACGATAGATTCAAGGAAACTGTTCAAAAGGCACAAAGATTGATGGACGACCTTGTCGATCTAGAAATCGAGGCTGTAGATAAGATTATAGAAAAGATTAAAAACGACCCTGAATCAGACTTCGTCAAATCTGCCGAAATCAATTTATGGCAAAAGATTAAGACAGCCACGTCTGGCGGTCGTCGTACAGGTCTAGGAGTCACTGCTATTGGTGACACTATCGCGGCAATGGGATTTGTTTATGGAACCAACTTGGCCATTGAAATGACTGAAGCTATTTACAAGGCTATCTGTCTTTCGGCCTATAAGTCTACGATCAAGTTGGCCGAGGAACGTGGAGCTTTCCCTGTCTTCTCTCACGAACTTGAGGAAAAACACCCATTCATCCAGCAGATCCTCGAAGCCGAACCTAGCCTCGTCAAGGCCTACAAGAAGCACGGTCGTCGAAACATTGCTTTGACCACTACGGCTCCGGCTGGTTCTGTTTCAGTCCTCACACAAACAACTTCCGGCATCGAACCGGCATTCATGTTGTTCTACAAACGCCGCAAAAAGGTCAATGGTGATGATCCTTCTGTCAAGGTCGACTTCGTGGATCCTCTCGGTGACAAATGGCAAGAGTTCACCGTCTACCACCACGCATTCAAAAAATGGATGGAAGTTAACCATAAGACAGAGGCAGATGTAACCGAGTCACCTTACCATGGCGGCACTGCCAATGACGTTGACTGGAAGAATTCTGTGAAATTGCAGGCCGCAGCACAGCGATGGGTGTGTCATGCCATAAGTCGAACCTGTAACCTTCCCAATGATGTTTCACGAGAAGTTGTTGCAGATGTTTATATGTCTGCTTGGGAGTCAGGATGTAAGGGATTCACAGTGTACCGTGATGGTTGCCGAACCGGCGTCCTCGTGGCCGAGACGAAGTCGGAGGAGAAGAAAATAGATGCGTCTGGTCAACCGGAGACCTTGGTAGAAAGCCACGCACCAAAGCGACCTAAGGAACTAACCTGTGATATTCACAGAATTAACGTCAGGTCAGGTAGTGACAACGAGAGCTATCTCGTGTTGGTTGGTAAG